GGACTTCCATTCAGGATCAGTACCGTCTTGCCCTAAGTTGTACAAGTCAAAGAACCAGTTGCGCCCTTTCGGAGTGCCGATCATCATGCAACGGCCTTTCCTGTCGGATAGAGAAGCACGAATAACTTGCTCCCATGCTTCGGGCTTGATGTCGGCTACCTCGTCCAGAACGGCATAGGTCAAGGAGACTCCACGCAGGGTATCTGGTCTGTCAGCGCCGCGGACGTATATACGCGCTCCGTTGATCAGGGTTATGTCTAGGTTGTTGACATGGCTGGACTGGATGACTTCTCTGCCCAGATCAAGCAGCAAGTCCCAGATAATCTGTCTGGACTGCCCCATAGTGGGAGATACATACAGCACCGCCGAGCCTTGTGGACAGCGCAGACCCTCAATGATGAGCGTAGTAGCTGCCAGTCTGCTCTTGCCACAGCGCCGTCCAGCTGCGATAACTTTAAACCGAGTCGTGTCTGTATAGACCTCTTGTTGCCAAGGAAGCAGGGAGAAGTTCAGGTCAGACATCCGTAATATCCTCTACAAGTGGTGCTGGTGCTCCAAGACCCGTAATGTTGATCGTCACTGCGCTTCTTTGAGACTTGTCCTTCTCAAACATAGACATAGGCAACGTCCTGTCAAGACACATCTTCAACGCAGCCATCTGTCCAGGATGGTCATCATTGAGTGCAATCTCAATCACCTTCTCGGCCACGTCCTTGCCGCCAGAACGGATCATCAACTCTTTGAGTTCCTTGATGCGCTGGTGATCCGTCTTTGGCAGCGTAGCTGGCGGGTTGTCAGCGTAGCGCTGGATTGTCATCTTGATTGGCCGGCCGCGTTTTTTTGGTTCCACTTTTATCCTTTCGGGAAGTTGACGCGATTGTAGGTCAAATAGTCATTTTTCTTTTTTCAGAGGGTAGGCGGCTCCCGTAATTTTTTGTCTTAAGCCAGTACCCCTCCCCCCCATGACCCGCGCCCGCAGCCAGCGCGCCGGCCGGCCACATGGCCGGCGGCCGCGCGCCACATGGCCACACGGCCACACGGCCGGGCGCGGCATGCTAGGGGCAGCATGCGAAAAGCATGTAAGCATGCGGGTGCTTTATGCCAGTACCTAGCCAATAGCTATTATCTATCCATTGTCTGATCTTGATCGTTACAAACTATAACGCGCTTAATGCTATCACCAGGGCGAAAACCTTGGCCGTGCACCTGGGCATAAACAGCGAGGATAAAGTGAAAGCCGTCGGTAAGATCACCAGCGCCCGCGCTCAACAAAACAGCGCGCTCTTGATCGTTAAGGCGTCGCCGGAATTGCACTGTATCAATCTGGCAAGGTCTAGCCATAAAAATCCTTTGTGGGTCATTGTGCCCCATTGTGACGCCATTTTAAAACCGTTCCGCCCCTTCAGCGTTCCGCCATGTTCTGTATATATTATATTATTTATATATTTATAAAAGCATAGGGAACAATGACCACAAAGTGTAAAAACCTAGCATTGGCGCGGCTTCGCGCGCGCCCCATGCGCCGCCATTCTGTAGGGCACATTTCAACCCACACGACCCACAAACTGTAAGCAATTCTGTTACATAGGGTTTTGGAGGGGTCTTGTAAATCAATGACTTACAGCAACTGGCACGATTCTCTTATGCTATATATATGAGAGGGTAGCATTTTTACAACCACTGAAAGGGAACGACATGACACGCACACAATACAAACTGCACCAGCGCTGCATTCGCGATAACGGGCTGCGCTACACGCTAGCCAATGTCAGCGTAGGCGACAGCTTGACGCTAGCCAAGCTGCACCTACTGGCGAACATGGAGGACATGCTAGCGTGGCGCGTACGCTGGATAAACCAGAGTGACACGACACGCGCCAATGTGATCCGGCTCACCAGCCCGCTACTGTAAAAGAATCCTGTACACTATCGATCAATCAACTCAAAGGGGCACAACATGACATTCGCATTTATTCCAAAGGCCGCATACAAAATCGGCCAAGTGATCCAAGTACACGGCGCGCCTATGCGCGTGGAAAGTTACACGCATACCGGCCGTAATGTGACGGCCGTCACGCTACCCGATGCGCCACGCTTTAAACGCATCGTTTGCATTTGCACCGACATGCCGGCCATTGAGGGGGTGACAGCATGAAGCGCGACATACGCGACAACGGCGTTCTAGACGCAATTCTTGCCATAGTGATAGCAGTGGCCGGCCTCATTCTGGCGCTGGCTTATTTTGATGTACTGGTGAAATGACTATGAAACCCTACTATTCCCTTAAATGCTACGTTGACGGGTTCCCGTCACTCAAGTATCAATTCGCTACGCTATCCAAGGCGCAAGCATGGGCGCGCGGCCTACTTGCTGACGGGTATCACACTGTCGAGGTTCTGCACTACGCGGGCGGCGTTGTCGATCTGGTGGAGACAATCAAAGCCTGACAATGCCAGCTTATGCGCCCATGTCGGGCGCATAGGCGGGAAATTGTCCCGATAACAGTGGAGTAAATTATGATTCAGACAATCAATGTTTCAGACTTCCGCGATGCTTTCCGCGCATGCGGGCGCGCTGACCAGTTCAGCTATGAGGGGCTTGGCGCTCTGTTTGAGTACTTGGAGGACTTCGACGGCGGCGGGTATGAATTGGATGTCATCGCGCTCTGCTGCGACTACAGCGAAGACACGGTTTCAGATATAGCGCGCAGCTACTCTATTGACTTAAACGATGCGGACGTTGAGGCGGACGACTACGAAGAACAGTGCCGCCAGATTGTTTTTGACTACTTATCCAATAAAACCTCGGTTATCGGCGACACGCCGCGCGGCTTTATTTACTGCTCATCATTTTAAGGACTAACACCATGAATACAATCACCATCGGGCGCACTACTTACAAACTGCGCGACACCTCGACAATCTTTGCAGATCACGCAAAATGCACCGGCAAGCATAGGCCGGTCAAAAGCAAAGGCGGCGAAAAGCGCTTATTCCCTAAAAGCGGCGACCGTATGAGCACCGCCGATTATGTCAACTCTTACCAGATAGCGAACGACAACCTAAAAATCCGCGCTTGGGACTGGCAACCCTTGACCGAACATGTCAGCGAGCCGCAAGGCTTTGATTCTTATGGGGTGGAAGCATGACCTACGAAGTGCAAACCCGCATGGTCAATAGCTGGGAGAACGTCTGGACAGACGACGACGGCGACACTCTGGTGACGTTTGAAACCTACGAAGCCGCACAAGCAGAACTCGCAGACTACTTGGCAGACCTCGCGCATTTCGTCAAAACCGGCGATTTAACAGACTACAGCCCCGAAGATTATCGAATTGTGGAGGTGACAGAATGACGCAAACCCAAGCCCTTACCCGCGCGCTCGTTTTGGCGCTCTGCGCGCCTACTGACGCAAAGGCGCAGCAAGCGGCCGAATTAGCAGAACAATTCGCGTATGGTTTAACGGCCGCTGACGTTGACCGGTGCAAAGCTGACGCCTTGGCGGAGGCTGACGCATGAAAGGCGTACCATACACCGTACGAGGGTTAACCCTCGAATGCGAGTTTGAGTTTGAAGCCGGGGAGCCGGCGACATGGGACGAGCCGGGCTGGCCGGACATCTACACGCTCACGGGCGCATGGCTGGACGGGGTTAACGTCACGGCGATAATTGACCCGGCCATTGTGCAGGAACTAGAAGAACGGGCGAGGTGGCCGTGATTTATGCCTGTATCGCGCTTTTAATTCGCATTCTGACGGGCCGGAAACTTAATTAGTTTCAACGCGCCATTGCTACCCGCGCCCTGAACTAAGTCTCGCAATTCAGTTTTTGACTTATTGGCTAGTTCAGGCGCGCAAAACACGTGCTTTTTGTTGGTGTTGGCTCTGCTTTTAAGTAAACCCATGTCCAGCCATTCGGCCTCACGGAATGCGTGCATCAGCGCGTTAACGGGTATTTTCATGCCCGCCGGGGCTAACCCAGTCAATCTATCGCAAAGGGCTTGCCACGGGCCACCAACGGCACCGCAGCCAAACTCACCCATGCGGGCGCGCATTAGCTCGGCTATGAACGATTCGGCGCCGCTCATGCCCGTGTCAATTAGGATTAGCTTGGCCTCAGTCATCGGCGGGGCTGCGCCCGGGTTAAACGCAGCCACGTCTCGCGTGTGCAGCCAAGCGGCGATTCGGGCAAAGCCGCCCGCCTCGTACCAGTCAACTAGTATTTTTCCATCGGCATCCGGCATCCGGTTTACAAATGACTTCACGACAAACCACCGGCGGTCGTCTGAGGGCAGCGTTAGGGGTATGGACTCGTTAGAAAAAGCCAACACGAACAGCCGGTTAAGGGCTTGGTAAGGGTGCATGCCTTTGCGGTTTACGGTCAGGTACTCGGGCGGGGCTGCAATGATGGGTTTAAGGTGGTTTTCAAGTGCCCGGCGGTCTTTGGCCTCAGACTGGCGTAGCTCTTGAAAAACGATCATCTCGCGCTCGTAAGCGTAGCCCCACTGGCTCATAATGTCCGCGTTTTGGATGTTCTCTACGGCTATGGCCTTGCCGCCATCGAGTGCCCATTGCATCGGCAACCACATAAGGTCTTTACCGGCGCCGGGGTTGCCCATGTGCAGGACAGCGTGGTTAATCTTTCGGTTCGCGTGTTGGACTTTGAACGCCATCACGTTTAAAACGTGTTCGCGCTCTATTTCGTTGGGCACCATGCGGGCGACGTGATCTAGCCACCTGTCAATATTGACGCCCTGGACGCCGGACACATCCGGGCGGGCGTCACGCCAGCGGTTGCCGTGGGGCATACCGTTGCGAGTGCATATCAATTCTTCGCCAGCAGCGTAGGTTATGCCCACCAGTGCTTGCGCGCCCTTGGCTTGGCGGTTTTCGTCAAAGCAGACAGACGCCTCGACCTTGCGGCCTGAGTTAACAGACTTGCAGCTTATGTGCCGGAACAGGGCGTTGAACGTGCCCCGGCCAACCTCGCGGCGGTCTTGCAAGTCAAAATAGGCGTCGTCGTCTTGAATGTAGGCAAAGCGGGTGTACCAGTCTTCGCGCTCGGTGCGGCTCAGTTCTTTGCGCTCGGTTTCTGCCACGATCGTAGCGGCCACGTCTATATAGGTGTCGTTGGGCGTGAGTTTAGCCAGCGCGCTGGACATGGCGCTGACCAGCAGTTCCTCGCGCAGCCCGGGCGCATGGTCTGGCCCGCCCTGCTCGGCCACCCAGTCTAAGAACAGGCGGCTACCGAACTCGACGCAGTGCGAGTGCAGGCAGCAGTAGGCGCGGGTTGAGGGCTTGTAGCGCCCTTCTGGGTTGCCGTCGGTATGCTCGGCGGCGTTAGGGCAGACCACAGCGGCCCAGCCCTCGGCGTTGGGTTTGGTCAGCAGCAGACTCTCGTTGGACAGCCACGCCAGCACATCATCGGTGCCGTCGTCAGCGATACGAATCGGGCTGTAGCTGCTTTGTACGGGGCCGGGCACCACATCTAGGGCGGCGCAGATTTCTTCTAGGGTGTACTCGCGCTCGGGGTGGAACTCGACAAGCTGCGCGGCGAAGTTACCGCGGCCCGGTTTCAGGTTAACGGAGCCGGGCAGGCGGAAGTTACGCACCGGGTTGCAGGCGCCGGGGTCGGTGTAGCCAGCGTCAGCGATGGCGCGGATGGCGGCGGCGAAGTCGTCTTTGGGCGGCTGCACGCTAAACACATAGACCCACTGGAACGAGCCTTTGCTGGTTTCCATGATCCATGTCGGGGCCAAGGGCGGGGTTTTGCTCTTGGTGCCGATGTCGTCCAGCATCATCATCAGGATGTATTCGCAATTGGCGGCACTCGCGCTGACGCGCCCGTCTTCAAAGCGTTC